GAGAAACTCGGAAGCATTGTTGAAGATATACTCGGCTTCAGCCAAGATAGCATCAGTATTATCTTCTGCTTTTAGTTTTTTGATCTGCTTTTTACGAGGCCAGCTGATCAACCTCGACATGCGCTTTTAGTTTCAACTATTTGTCGAAACCAGTACATCCCCAAATTTTCAAAGATCTATTATAATTTATACAGTACCTTAGTTAATGTATTGTGTAAGTTATTAACCCCTCTAATTGTATAACGAATTAAAGTTCTATACCAGCTAAATTTTCTTAAGAATGAAACAATTTTTCTTGAAAGCTTTTTATTCTCAATAGCTCTTTTTTCAGACCAGAGCTTATTGTTTTTAATTCTCTCACTAATAGGTTCTTTAGTAGCTTTAATGAGTTTAATTTCATCTAACTTACCTTTTGTAAAATAAGCTTCAAACTCAAACCACCAATCATAACCTTGAATGAGTTCAATATCATCCCAGGTCATTTGCTCCGGGTCATCGCTAATCCAATCCCAATGATAATCATTATTGTCGGTATGAGTTGTATAGAAATTAATTGTACCGTGATAGTCAACATCTCTCCATTCTTCTTTAATAACTTCAAAATACCCTTTTAAGAAAGCACTATCATCATCTCTCCATTCTCTTTCTTGCCAGAGATGACGAAGTTTACCAGCTTTAGTAATTTCGTAAGCATCTAAAGCGTTGTCTAAATCTTTAGTTTGAAAGTCTAGTTCTTCCCAATTAACATTGAGAGCTTTAAGCTCTTTAGTTAATGGAAGCTTTTTCTTTACGTAGATGTGATCGAACATGCCCATTTGTAGTAATTATACAGCTTTTTATCTGTACTGCAAGAATAAATATTAATAGATGAGCAAAAGTAAGCGCTCTCGTAAAGCTAAAGTAGTAAATAACAGCAAAGCCGAGAGCAATACGGCGCCGGTCCCTGACACTTCACCATATGTGTTTCAAAGGGAGAAGATCAGCTATGACCTCAGTATTAGAGAGCTTCCATGGACTGAAAAACAAAAAGCATTAATAGAGCTTTTCCTCGATAAGAGATGTAAAGTTTTATTTCTTAAAGGTGTAGCAGGTACATCGAAGACAATTCTTTCTATGTATCTCGGGTTACAGCTTTTACAAAAGAGAAAAGTATCTGATATTGTCTTAATTCGTTCAGCAGTTGAGTCCGCTGATTCAAAATTAGGATATCTTCCCGGAGACATTACTGATAAATTCGGTGTCTATCTAGCTCCTTTCAATCACAAGTTTGAAGAGCTCTTACCTAAACCACAAATCGATAAACTGGAAAAGGATAATCGGTTTGTTATCTGTCCGATTAACTATGCAAGAGGTTTACACTTTGCAGCAAAGTTTATTTGCTGTGACGAGTCTCAAAACTTAACAATAGCTGAGCTCAACACACTTATGACTCGTATGGGAGAATTTGCAAAGGTTATTATTTGTGGTGACCCTGAACAATCAGATCTTCCGCATGGTAAGTCTGGTTTTACAAAAGTCTATGACGCATTTAATACCGATGAAGCTATTGAGCAAGGTATTATTTGTGCGGAATTAACCGAAGAAGATATTGTTCGTTCAGAACTCTGTAGATATGTCACTCACAAATTCAAAGAGATAAGAGCAGCAAATGTACCACAAAATCATCACGGGCACAAATAAGTATATATGTGAACGCTCTCATCGACGAGCTTTACGACCCAGGGGATTGTAATAAGATTAGATCTTTTTACAAAGAAGATAACTCGCTTCACACGGCGTTACGCCAGGCCATTGGTGAACAAATTACTATAAAGTCAGATAAGTTTTTATCTTCTAATCCTATAGATGTTATTTGTTTAGTTTGTTTAACAGCCAAGTTTGCTTCTTCAGAAGATGAATGTCATAGGGTTGGAGTTACTGTTAGCCAAATGATAGACGAGCCTAACCCTTTGCCTTATGTACATAAAGATGATCCTTTAACTCTTGCTAGTAAGACACTTATATCGTTATCCTTCTTCTATAAAGCGTTAGAACATAGATTCTTGTGTCATGGATCGCCCTCTCCCGCGTTTTACCGTAATCTCTCTAAATCTGTGTATAAATCAAATAAACAACCTGATATAGCGGCTCATCATGAAAAATGGGAAGGCTTTTTAGGGGAAATGTTTTGCTAGTTGTATTCTTTTTTTAACGTTATAAGTTATATATATATGAATTTCAACGGTATGAATATTGACTATGGTTCGGTAATGCAAGCACTGTCATCGACGTTACAGGCAACGATGACTGCTTTTAATAACCCAACATTCCGGAGAACCACTCAAGAGCTTTTATCTAATTTATCTTTAACACAAGCATTTACATTAAGTTCAATTGATCAAGTAACGGCAGCTTTATCGAGTATACCGATGCATCCGTATCAAAGACTACTCTGGGAGTATTTTGAACCCGACCACAAATTTAAAACAATTGATGATGTACCTGAACCTGATTTTATCCCTGTAGATGAAACTTTAAAATATATCGAACAAAAAACAAATTCATTAAATCAGACAGCCCTTCACAATTTAACCTGCTGTCCTGAGCAACAAATAAGAACAGGTTTTGGTTTTTTATCGGCTGGAGAAGTTGTTTATGATTTGGAAAAACAAAAAAATTACTTAGAGTTTTTTGAAATGGTAAGGAGAATAGATCCACAAACTCTTACCATGGAAAATATTAATACTATTAATAAAAAAATAATAGCGGAGTATTTAAAAGTTATTTAACTTAGGCGCCAAATCTATAACCTGTTGCTGCTGTAACAACACCTTTAACCGCTGAGCCAGCTTCACCAATTAAAGTAATACCTCCTTGTACTGCTTTTAAGAATGTATCTCCCATAGCTCCTGTTGCGGTTGCTGGTAGTCTAGAGTTGCCACCAGATGCAGCAAACTCTGCACGGACTGATTCTGCTGTTTGATTTTTAGAGTTAATTGCGGGCACGGTCATATTATGTGAGTGTGCTTCATCAGGCATAAAATGAGTGTGAGGAAAATTGAACACAATACCAGGCCCAACAGCAGTAAAACAAATACCTGTAGGTCTGGGTTCTACCGGAAGACCGCTATAGATAACATTTGTAATATTGTCCTTTAGTTTAAGCATTGATCTCGGATTAAGAGGATTCATAGCCCCCGCTAACGTTAAATCGGTAACACTATCCATTTCCCATTTTAATAGGTTAAGAGCAGTATCTAATGCTAGGGAAGGCCACCAGTGAGCCGGGCCTGTTAAAATATCTGTTGAAGAGCTAATTTTTGTAGTTTCTTGCTTTTCAGGCATTGTCATGTTTGCAGCATAAAGGTTGTCTATATAACCGCCACCTGCTTGCAAGTTACCGGACGCTGCAACTGAACCATCAATATTAACAAACCCTTCTTCTCCTGAAGGTGTAATGGAAACTCTCTTTCCTCCTAACTGTAAATTATCCCCTTCAACAAGTGTTGTACCAACTTTACTACCAATTGAAACTTCCGCCCCCGTAAACTGCATCATACCACCGTTAATTGAAATCGGTCCATGACTATTAATTTCGATACCTTGGGCTCCTGTTGCAAGTTTAAATTTATTGCCACACTGCACATACATAACCCCGCCACCTGTATTAGCAGGAACATTATTATTAGTTACAACGTTTGAACCCTTCTTTTCATTAGCTGGCGCACCTTGACGAACTGAAGCCCGGCCCTCTTTACCGACATATCCAGATGCCGGAGCCGCACCCTTACCTTCATGTACTGTATATGATTTAGCATCATTCATGGTACGACCACAAATAATCGCAACCGATCCAGCAACTCTTTCAATTTTGTTGCCACCTAAGGAGTTACCTAGTTTGCTTTCAAGCTCTAATATTCTTTGAGATTTACCCTCTAAATAAGCTGCTGCTGCTTTATCGGCATCAGATGTATCTGTTACATCCTCTATTTGTCCAGATCCGCCACATGCTTTACATTTATTATCTAATGCTTTCTTTTTTGTAACCTTCTTAGGTCCTCCTGTAAATACCGCTAATAAATCAGACAGGGACAAGAGTATATTCTGCATTCGAGGGAACAGTGTGGAACTCGATACAGCTCTTCCGTTTTGTTCTGATAATACTTCTACTTTTTCATCACAATATGGACATGGTACTTTTCTCATTTTTTCTATTAATAATTAGAGGTTAAAAATAAATTAACCAGTATAACCTGGTGGCGGGTTATTTGTATACCCTTGAAGGGTTCCATCAGTTCCAATAATAGCATAGCGGCCAGTAGGCTTAGAAAGATTAACCCCTGTTTTTGTAACTCGATCAATTTCAGCTTGTGTTGCTTTTCTAGCAGATTCTAATGTTACTTTGTTATTACTTGAAGAGCCTGCACTACTGCTCGATCCTCCACCTGAACCTCCAGCGTTAGATTTTATTTCCATAGCCTCATTAATGTATTGTTGAATTTCATCAGATGCTGCTACTGCTTCATCAGACCAATTACCTATATTAACATAAACATCTTGTTCAGCATACGTATTAAAATCACCGCGTACACGCATCTCTCTATTAGACTCTGTAATATCCTGGTGATCCCCTAACACTCTATTCACGTGATCATATATTGAGTTAAACTCAGTATGATCTTTCATGAACGTTAAATTAGAACCGTTAGTGCTGTAAATTTGATGTATAAAGTCAGGTTCTTGACCACTCTCTTCTGAAATTTGCACAGATCTTTGACCGCCTCCGTATAAACGCATATCACAGACCTCTGTACCAGGTTGAGCTCCACCCGGGCCTACACCAGCCCCTACACCTGGAGATGAATATTGATATAAATTTTGCCACTCTCTTTGACCATAACTAGCCGCAAAATATACCGGGAAGTGGGGATCACCTTCTCTAAAGAACACCCATACAGT